ATAGCTGTTCCTGATGGATTAACTAAAGGATGAATATCATAGTAAACTCCTCCAGAATAAACATATAAAATTCTATTAGTACCTAGAAGAGAGTATTTAATACCGTCCTTATTTACCATTTGATGAACAGCACGTGTTGCCCCAGTTAATTTTTTATCACCTAATGATTTCCAACCACCTATTTTTTCTGGAGTACCATATCTAAAACGAACATTTTCCCCTGAAATCCATTGAGCTTCTGCTCCGGTTGGAGTTATTTGTTTATTGAAACCTGGTAAAAACCCTATTTTTTGTAGCATAGTCTCTTACTTTATCAGATTTTTAATTTTTGAATAGTCTAATTTTTAAATGAATCTAGGGCCTTTTAAGAATAAAGTCAATGTTGTTCTTTTACCTTTGGTGACAGGGGTTACTTGATGGTGCAAATGTGATTTAAACATTAACACAGTTCCTGGTTTATCAAACGCTTCTACCTTAATAGTCTTTCCAAAAAATAAATTAAAATGTCCACCTTCATATTTTTTTTCAGATGTATTAATAAGTACAGTAAATTTACAATCATGTGTGAGACTTCCAGAATGATCTATATGCCAACCATATTCAGCTCTATCTTTTGAATCATAGGTGTTAAAATTCAATATTTCTAAATCAGGTACTTCAAATAAATTATACCCAAATTTCGTATTGTTAATATATTTAATTTGGTGATACATATTGTGTAATTTTTGTTCAACTTTTTTAAAATAAACACCGCTAACTGTAGCTATCTTCGTAGCTTTTTGTGCTTTTATATCTTTAAAATGTTCTACTTTAAATTTGTTACACAATTTATTAATTTCTTTTATGTCTTTTAAATTAAAAAAATTTTTCCAAGTCCAATAGTCGTAAATCATAATAACTCCAAATTAAATGATAATGTAATTCTAGTTTTGTTATCTTTATATTTCTTAACTTGATGCGCTAGACTAGAAGGAAATAAAAGTAAGTCTTTAGACTTACCAAAATAATTAGTACCATTGTTAAATTTAGTTGGATAGCCATAACAATCTGTATAATAAATTACTCCGGATAGTGTTCCGGGATGCGCATGTTCGCGATTTATAGAATTTTTTTCTGTAAAATTTATCCAAAAATCATAATGATCAAAATGATTAGTTATTCTACGTATTCTTATTCTACGTTCTTCCGGTTTTAAATTCCGATAATGTTCTCCTAGTTTTATTAAATAACCTAACATAAATGATTTTTCAAAAACATCTGTATCAACAGATATTTGATAATCATTTTTCCCACTATTTAAATGGTTTAATAAAAAAGCGTATTTTGATTTTCTTTTTTTATTGGCTTTATTTACAAATAATTTTATTTCTTTAAATAATTCTGTAGGTATTTTATGTTTTAAAATAACTTTGCTTTTATCAATATAAGAAACATCTTTAAATATATTCATCTTACTACCTTAAAATTATATGATAAGGACACCCTAGTCTCGTTTGTTTTATTTTGATCAACAGCATGTAGTAAATGAGATTTAAATAAAACTAATAAGCCCGGTTTGGGTTTAACTCTAGATGTTTTAAAAGTAAGTTCATTTTTAGAATCATATATAGAAAAAGTTCCTAAAGGTTCAGGACTTCTAAATATTAAATCACCTGTTGTTTCAGAACCTGTTAAAAAATAAACTGTAGAAATATCAGCGCCGTCGTGGTCGTGATATTCTTGATAGTCATATTTATTATAAAAATTAAACCAACTGTTTGTACAAGTTATTTCTTTTCCAGTGTAATTAAGAGCATGTGCAAATTTATTTACTTCAGAAAAAACAAATTCATTTATTTTTTTAAATTTTACATTAGTGTGTAGGTCATGTGTTTGAAAAGTATTATATACTTTTGCAGCCCAGTTTTTACCACCAGATTTTGTTGTGTCTTTTATTTCAGTACAATATTTAATTAAACTTTTTTTAATTTTATTATGTTTTTCGTTTTTACTAAACCCAACGGGGGTAGGAAACAATTTCTCAATTATCATAAATTTTTTCTTTTAAATATTGTACAAATGGAGTGGCACGTTTACCAATATCATTCCATTGTTTTTTTCTTTGGTTTAATAAATTAATACTTTCTCCCCATTCTTGTTTATTACTTTCAAAATCATAAAGACAGTTACCATATCTAAGAGCAAAGTTATCCGTAGCTGGCCACCTCATTCCTATGGATATACAGGCAGTTCCTGAATTCTTTGGATAAAAATACGTGCTAAATTTATGAATAGCTAAATCTTGAAATTGATCATCTAAAGTTTTAAAATGTTTTTCTATTTTGTAATCTCTATTTTGTATATCCCTCCAATATTTAGTGTCTGTCCGTGAAGATAAAGCATAATGAATAGATACAAAACCGGCAAAATATTTAAAAAATTGTGAGCATGCAAAATTAAATTGTTCTTTTTTAAAAACTGAAATAGTTCCTCTATCTATAAGTCTTACTAATCTAGCTAAAAATCCATGTATAGATAACAACCCATTACTTTCTAAGGGCTCTATAAAACCTGCGGCCAATCCTATGGCACAAACATTTTTAACATATATTCTTTTATGTAAACCTATTCGCATTTTTAATTTTTTAAATTTTAAATCATCTCTTCCTAAATATTTTTTAAACTGTTTTAAAGCATCTTCATCTGAAATGTATTTATTAGAATAAACATATCCAGTTCCCATTCTATTCCATAAAGGAATATTCCAGACCCAACCATTTTGAATGGCTGTGCAGTTAGTATAGGGTTTTAATTCTTTTTCTTTATTCACATAAGGTAAATGAGTAGCCCATGCAGAATTATTAGGAAGGATGTCTTCAAAACTTTCAAAAGGTTCTTTTAAGCACTGTCCTAACAACATAGATTTCCAACCACTACAGTCTATGTATAGATCGGCTTTTAATTTCTTACCTTTTATGTTTAAAGATTTAACACCTTCAGAATTACCAACAACTCCGTCTATATTTTCTACGATAACTTTACCACCTATCTTTTTAAATTGTTTTTTTAGCCAATTAGCAAATAAAGTTGCATCAAAGTGATAGGCTGTATCTTTAGAAAAATCATATGGTTCTAGCCCTTCGTTATTTTCTGTAATAGTATTATTATTAACTAAACCCATTATTGGATAATAACAGTCTGCAAAATCAGTGTATTTAGTTTTAGGGTGTAGTATTCTTTTAAACTCCCAATCATTAAAATCTGCAATAGTATTAGATAAGACAGCCTCGCCGAAAGGATAATGAAAACCCCCATCTCCTTTTTTATAAAAATCTTGAAAACGTATACTTAATTTATAAGAAGCATTACATTCTTTCATGAAGTCGGTGTCTTTAATACCTACTAAAGCAAGCCATTTATTTATGTGGCCTAAAGTGCTTTCCCCCACTCCTACAGTTGGTATATTTTTGCTTTCTATCATTATTATTTCTTTTTTAGGAAAAAGTTTTTTAAGAGTGTACGCTGACATACACCCTGCTGTTCCTCCTCCCACTATTATTATTTTTTTCATTTTTTAAAATAAGCCGGTAGCCCTAACATAGGTCTTCTATCAAATTTGTTTTGTTTAGAAATTTTAGAACCTGTTTTATTATAATGTAAAAAAACTTGTCCACAACTTTCACCTTTAAATTCCTCTCTCCAATGTTCTAACTCACAGCCAGAATAAATTAACATGTCTCCTGGGTTTAAATTTACTTCAATACCGGCTTGACCAGTTTGACCTGTTGGATCCAGATATATAGGCCACGGGTCTCCTCCTAAATTCAAGGTAGTAGAGATTTCGCATGAATACCTATCTTTATGTCTAGCAAGTAAATCACCTTTTTTATAAATCCTTGCATAGGAATAAGTTTCACTTAATTTTAATTTAGTGTGTTTTTCCATTATAGGTTTTACTTCTTGTAATAAAGTTTCCATAGCAATATCACTGTAATGAGAATAAGTGTTTGGTACTTGTTCATCATGCCATATACCCCAATATTCTGTAAACGGTGATATAAATCTTGATTCAAATAATACTTTTGCAACGCTTCTTTTATTTAAAAAATATTTATAAACAAAATCTGCTAGTTCAGAAGAGATAACTTTTTTTAATACTGTATATTTATTTTTTTTAAAGTTCATTTTTAAACCAAGATGCTACTGTATATCTATCATTGTTTTTTACTGAAGATACTCCATGTTTGTAATAATTTCCATCAAAAAAAATTACTCTACCTGTCACAGGAGCAAAAGTAGTGCCGTCTTCAAAATAAGTGTGTCCGCCATCATAAGTATTATTTAAGTAAATAATACTACTTAAAGTAGTTTGCAAACTAGCACCATCAAAATGTAAATTTTTTCCAGAATGAGACATTGGCCATTTTACTATTTGAAACCAATCTATAATAGATTTATTTAACATACGTGAAATAGTATTAATTTTTTTATAAAGTTTATTATGCTCTGAGTGTTTTAAATTTAACGGATAAGTTCCATTAAAATTTTCAGAAAAAGGTTTAGAGTTATAAAACTGTATTAATTTTTTACATTCTATTTTACTTAAAAAATTATCCTGCACAAATATTTTTTTAAATAACATTTAAAGCTCCTTTTGGTATTGCTTGACAGTTCCAATGTATAAACCTAAATGAATCATATCCTAAATCTACAAGGTATTGATGCGGGATGTAAGATGGAAAAAATATAAATGTGCCAGGTTTTGGCACATAATTAATTTGACTTGATGCATAAGTAATTTTTGATTTATCTTTTTCCGGTAAAAGATTCATTACATTTCCTGGTCTTGGGTCTTCAAAAACAGGAAGGGATGTTTTGTTACTACATTTTAAAAAATAAAAACCCGATATATGACCATTCCAATGAGTGTGTAAAGAGTGATGGCCGCCGCCCCTTTTAGGAAATTCTTGAACCCACATTTCTGTTAAAAACATTTTAAAATTTTTTAAATCAAAACCCATTTCGTCTAATAAATTACCAGACGTTGCGATAATATATTCTTGTAGGCTTAGGAAATTTTTATTTCCTATTAAAGTTGTAGAATGAAAAACATGCCCCATATCTTTTTTATCACCATATTTTTTATTTCTAAGATTTAATTGTTTTCTAGATAATTTTTGTGAATTTTTAATATATGTATCCGATGCTTTGTTTAGTTCTTTTAAAAAACTAGGTTCATACGCCGACCAAATTGGACAAGGAAAATAATCTACTCTATCAAGTTGTTTAGGATAATTTTTCATTTATAAGGATCCCCACAATTCCATATAACAAGACTATACCTTTCTCCTTTTTTTACTGGACAAACTCTGTGCCACACAAAAGAAGGAAACACAACTAAGGATCCTTTTGGTAGGATTTCTTTACATTTTATAATTTCAGGTTTTTTTCTAATGTCTGTATTTTTAAAATCAAACTCTAATTCTCCACCTTTGTAATCTTTTGCATCTGACAAAGAAACCGTTACAGATAATTTTCTTATTTTTTTATGAGAAGGGTCATTTTCATTTTTTCTGTTGTATGGCTGATCCCAAGCATCACGATGCCAATCATAAAATTGTTCTTTTTTATATTTTGTAAATTGACAAGACTCTGACCAATCCCATTGAAAATTCCAACCAGCATTTTTATTGGCCATATTTACATAAGGCTGTATTTCTTTATAAATCCACTTTTCATCTAACCAAACAATGTTTGAATCTCTTTGTTTTTTTAAATCTTTAAATTGTTTTTTATTGTTTATTCCTCCAGTAACAGCAATTTGATCTCTTAATTGATTACCATATTTAATTATATCATTACAAATTTTGTGAGGAATGGCGGATTTAAAATACCAGTAGTAATTTTTAAGGTTCATATATATCTTTATAAATATATATTATATTAATTTAAAGATATAGTAAAGGGAAATAAAAAGAATTGATCTAGATCAATTCTATTTAGTATTAGGTTGTCAATATTAAGGAATAGCTATCCAAGTAGAGGTATCTGGATCCCAATAATTCCAGTTAGTACCATTATAACCTCTCCATCTAATGTTATCTTCATCCCATTCTATGTTATAAGGTTCTATACCGTCACCTGTAAAAGTTGTTATAGATGGGTAAGCAACAGGAGATGTCCACAAATCTCTGTCATCTAAAACCCACGAAGGATAAGGTTGTAGTTTAATAAATTTATCTTTAACTGCATCATAAGTATCACCTGCAGAGGCATATTTACCTCTGAATGAATCATTATAAGAAGTTTGTTTCCAAGTCCCACCTAATAAATTTGTGCAATAAGTTTCTCCATCAACATGCATATCATTTTCACCTAAAGGTCCGTCTGCTGTAGGAACATCATTAGCAATAACTAATACTTCTTGTACGATATTGTTTTCATCTAATCTCGCAAAATGTGCCATATTATGCTACCGTTAAAGTTCCCGTTACTGTAAATGTTGCTAGCTGTTTACATCCTGGAGCTGGAGATACTGAATTTGTTCCTGGGGCTGCTGTAATACAAGCACATGCTGGTACTGAGATATATACTACACCTGAGCCACCATTACCTGATATACCGTTTCCTCCTGGGTTTTGATGGTTTGCTCCACCACCGCCTCCAGTGTTAACGGTCCCTTCATTGGGACCTCCTGGTGATGTCTGAGCTGATGTTGCATTGCCTCCGCCACCTGAACCTCCACAGCCTTGACCTGATCGTGATCCTCCACCACCTCCGCCACCTCTCGTGACTGATGATCCTGAAATTGTACTTGCTACTCCGGCTCCTCCGGCTCCTCCCGAGGCTGATGGGCTACCATTTCCTCCTGTTCCAGAAGCACCTCCGCCACCTCCAGATGAAACATTAAATGTTGGACCCGTTAAACCGGTCCCTTGACCTGCATCTCTACCTTGACCTGCAGTTCCTTCAAAATTTGCTGGAGTTTGTGCATTATAGTTTCCAGCGCCTCCTGATCCTCCATCATATCCATCTGGAGAAGATTTACCACCACCAACTGATGTAATTGCAGAACATGCTCCATAATTTAAAACTGAGTCACTACCTTGTTGTCCTGAAGTACCGCCATTATCGCCGCCTCCACCACCAGCACCAACAGTAATTGTAAAAGCTCCTGCTGATCCAAATTCGATTGCAGATTCAGTAGAACCTCCACCACCAGAAGTTTCACAGTTCCAAGAAGTTCTATAACCTCCTGCACCGCCTCCTCCTGAAGGGTGAGTAGAACCACATGAACCTCCACCACCTCCAGCAATAACTAAATAGGTGGCTTGAAAGGGTGTAAAAGCTACGCCTCCAGAACCAAATCCTAAAACTTGGTAACCAAAAGATTTGTCTCTTCTTTTTTGAATATTTTTTGTGTTCTTACCTGGTGTAAGTTTATTTTTTAAATCTCTCATATTCTATCTCCTTACGCGTCGTTAGCTGCATCAGTAGTGTAGAATATTTTTACTCCTAGAACTCTAGCTTCACCAGTAAAAGAATCACTACCATCAGCTGCGTCTCTGTATAATTGAAAATAACTTTGCTCTCCAGCTGCAGGGGATCCAGCAACTGTCATTGCACTACTTTCAGATGTAACTTGTTGATCTTCAACTGTTCCGATTCCAGCGTCTGTAACTTCTATAGCTGTTCCATATGCAACATCAATAGTATCACCATCTGCACACGCTACCCCTTGTAAACCAAATATACAGTTTCCTGTGTTAGTTGTACTAGGTGCCCAATAAACTTGGTAAGTTAAAGTTCCTTCGTTCCATGATTTAGGCATAGCTATTGTAAATTGAGTATATTGTGCTGTACTAGCATCAAAATCAAATACTTTCATATCTGGTCTTGTAGCTGTAGTTTCTACTTGTTCTGCATCAGCTCCATTAGTAGTTGCACCGTACATTGCTGCAGCCGGAATCCATATAGTTTCTTTTCCTGCTATCTTAACAGCGGCCACTGTTCCACCACCGTCTTCAGCTTGAATAACTCCAGTTCCTTTTGTTTTTAATTGTAAACCTATATTTGAATCATCACCTGATGCTTGAATAGTAG